CGGCGGTGTGCCCTTCCGATCTGTTTTTTTTTTTTTTTTTGGCGCTACCGCCGTACTAACCTTCCTCCTGGCGTGGGGCATTGCAGCCACCATACACCTGACAGATCGTCTGCCGCCGCTGGTAACCAACCAGCAGCAGAGAGGTTTTCGGGGTTTCTTAACTCCAATCCTATAATATCTGACATACATGCCACCCATCAAAAAGAATGAGTTGCACAGTCAGGGCAAGTAGAAAGCTTGCTTGACAACAAATGGCAAGCAGCATTAAAACTACTAGCCAAACATATTATATCACAACCTGGTATTACATCATCAGGACGAATAAACGTAAAACAGACAACAAAATACGCTTAGTGCGTTGATCCACTAGGGAGCATGCGCTGAAGAGTACTAAGGGATTGTTGTGTCCTAGACATAAGTGTACCCGGAGTAGTGGGCTGATCAATAGGAATAATCCTATCATATCGCTCATGCTCACGGGTCATAATCGGTACCACATGATAGGGAGATTTCTCCTCATCATCCAAGCGAGCTGTAAGCCTCTTCACGGCTGCTCGCAAATCTTCTATCTCCTTCTTTTCCTCATCAACCTCAGGTAACCATATATTACTATTATTAATGGGGCAAATAGATACAATACCCTTAAAAATGCCAAGAGGATCAGAAAAAGCAGTAGGTCGGGCGAAGGATATCACAACCTGACCTGCTGTTGCATGAAATGCAAACTCGGTATATGTCGTGTCAAAATTGCCGATACCAATAGTGGAGTTACTATGACCAATCATAGTAATAACATTAGTGCTCGGGGCCACTGGTGCAAATCCGGAGGCCATAAAATTACCACCACTAATGGCCGTTGGGTTAATAACACCATTCATATGGCATGTCTCATGAATATCAGCCAGAACCTTTACACCCACACGATAAAAACCACCAACCGGAACGAAGAAAGCCATCTGCGAAGACGAAACGAAAGTTATCCCCAAATTGTGAGCAATGGGATACGTAGGAAGGTTCGTGAAATCAATAACAGCACCAGCCACAGTACCAGCTTGGAAAGTGGCAATGGCCTCTGAAACAATGCCTAGGGCATTAGGAGTTTTGGGTATAATAAGTTTCATCTTATAATCAACATACAGTTGGCCCAATATGCCATTAAAAGTCCCTGGCCCGGATGTCACTATAGGTGGGCAATTATTAAGACCTATAGATAAACGCCCACAATCCCACATACGCTTATCTCCAAGGGTAGGAGACACATTCGTGCTAACATTAACATAATAGGCCTTAAGTGGATCATACGCTCGTTCCTTACCCAAACCGCCACCGAAGAAACGAACAGATGAATTAACAGTGAGCGGTTCAGCATCACTACCACAATAATTTTCCATAGCCAACATTGATGAAAAACTAGCATCATACTCATCATACTCAGGAACAAGAATTATGCGAGGGACATTGACCAACCCCGCTGGTGCATTAGACATGTTGGTCACAAAGCGAAACTCAAGAAACGAGAACTGATATTTCTCATAATTGGCTGCTCGCACAAAGCCAATGGGAAAAATGGCCGAGTTGCCTGCATTTATAGGGTACTGAAGAAGTTGAAAACCAGTTGTAGTCGTTACAATGTTGCCCATACACTCAGACTTAAAAGTAACATAATCAACTGGGTCGCTACGATTAGTGACACTAGTACTCTTAATGTACATAGTGTCAGCCTTTTTAAATTGTCGACCACCCCTGGTCTTACCATCAGCAAATTTGTGCTGTGGATCGCGGGGAGGTTTCCACCATTTCTGCTTATTGGGCAGATGGTGCTGTTTGCGTTGCATTTTGGCTGCTGCCTGATGGGGGCGGGCCGCCTTTCTTATCTCTTTTCTTTCCTTTCTTCGCGCTATAACAAGGGCGCGATCCAAGACTTTCTGTGATGACATCACGTAAACACGAATGAAAATCAACACACCGAGCAGTGATAATAGCACTAAGATAAGATTTTGGGAATAACACAAGGGTACCTTTACCGTCAGCGTGTCCGCAAGTGCAGGATGCGGAACAAAAGTCGGGATCGAGTCCGATGGTAATGGTGCCGTCACAAGTGTCTCCAGGGAGGTAGATTGAATGTTGGTTGGACATACAATAGACTGCAAATAATTAAATGAATCGCTCTCGATTTTATGTGGTGTAGCTGACTTTAGCTCATGAGCACCACAATCATAATCAACAGTCGTTAAATCCAAACCAGAATACAATCTCCACAATTCGATGTCAGTCTTATAACCTTTGAAAGCATCAATAACTTCATCATTCGCCTGTCCAAAATTCCTTCTTAAGAAGGACAAGTAGTCATCGAACCAAACACGACAACTATGGCAAGCGAAAGTTTCATTACGTAGTCCACAAGCACGTATAACTGACATCGCGACGCTTTTAGTTTTATTGAATATGAGAAGATTAGTCCGCATCCTCTCACAATCAATGACTGGGAAGTACATCTGAAGTTCCTTAGTGAGGGCGTGTTGAACGAAACCATGCCCCAGGAATGTGCACTCATGGAAATACCGAAATCCATCATGAGCGAAATGGTATTCCATGTCAATATCGACCATTATACGTTGAATGACGGTATGGTTGAAATTACTCTTAAAATCTGGATGGACAGTAATGTTCACATCATCACCAACAATGATCGGACGCAGTCGCGAGACGTACATCTCGTATGTCTGTTCTTCATC